TCGAAGAGTTCGCCGCCGAAAAGGCGCGCATCACCGGCCGCGCCAGCGTGCCGAACGGAGGCTGACAAATGGCTGCTTTGACCACCGAACGCTACGTCACCCGCTACGAAGATCCGGCCAACGGGGTCTGCGGCGGCGGCGTGGCTGCGTCGACGAAGATCTTCAAGGGTTCGATCGTCTGTCGGAACGCGACGGGCTACCTCACCAAGGGCGCCACCTCCACGACGCTCGTCCCGATGGGCGTCGCTCGCGACACCGTCGACAACAGCGCCGGCGCCAACGGCGACCTCAAGGCGAACCTCGACACTGGCGCCTTCGAGTTCGAGAACAGCGCCGCGGGCGATCAGATCACGATCGCCGACCTCGGCAACGACGTCTACATCGTCGACGACCAGACGGTGGCGAAGACGAACGGCAGCTCGACGCGCAGCCGCGCGGGGAAGCTCGTCGGAATCAACCCGGTCAACAGCAAGCCGATCGTCCGCATCGGCGTGGGGTTCTGAGCCATGGGAAAGCTCGTCGATTCTGCGCTCCTCACCGAGGCGCGCACCTCGTTCAACATGGCGTTCCGCGACGCCTACCGCGACCCGGCCGGCCCGGGGCCTCTCGTCGACCTGCTGTGCGGGCCGGCGAAGCCGAACGCCGGCGCGAAGGGGAAGTACCCGATCCTCGGGCAGATCACTGGTCTGCGCGAGTGGATCGGCGCTCGGGCGTTCGAGGACCTCGCGCGCTTCGCGTACGAGCTCCCGAACCGGACCTTCGAGAAGTCCCTCGAGGTGCCCGTCAACGACTTCGAAGACGACCAGTACGAGGGCTACGTCGATGTCGCTGGCCAGATCGGCTACCAGTGCCGGATGTGGCCGGAGGACCTCGTCCTCGAGGCCCTGCAGCTCGGCACCTCGAAGCTCTGTTTCGACGGCCAGTACTTCTTCGACACCGATCACCCGATCGACCCGGCCAACTCGGGGTCGACGCAGTACGCCAACCGCTTCACGGGCACGGCGCTCTCGTCGACGAACTTCTCGAGCACGCTCGCCGCGATGCAGCGGATCGCCGGCCGCGACGGACGCCCGCTCGGCGCGTTCCGCGGTGACATCGTCCTGCTCGTCCCGCCGCAGCTCCGCGAGGTCGGCAAGCAGATCGTCGAGGCCGAGTACCTGGCCAACGGCGCGTCGAACGTCAACAAGGGCGCGGCCCGCGTCGTCGTCGAGCCGCGCCTCGGCAACGAGGCGATCAACTGGTACCTCGTCGACGGGAGCTCGAAGTTCAAGCCGATGCTCTCCCAGGAGCGGAAGGCGCCGAGCGACATCGTGACGCTCATGGGTCAGACCGATCCGAACGTCTTCGAGTTCGACGTCTATCGCTGGGGCGTGAAGGCGCGCGGTGCCGCGGGCTTCGCTCTCCCCTGGCTCATCGCGCGGTGCGAGGGTTGATCATGGCCGGACAAGCCAACATGACCGAGGAGCAGATGCTCGCGCACTCCGAGGCGCTCAAGGCCGAAGAGGCCAAGCGCGCCAAGGACGCGGAGCTCGCGGCCGCGGCGGCCGAGCAGGCCAAGGCAGCCCCCGGGGCCGAGATCCCCGAGGGCTACGTGCGCGTCACGGCCCATTCCACGGCGACTGGCGGGCACTTCCGCGCCGGTCGCTTCTGGGCGGGCTTCGATGGCGATGGCGAGGTCGAGCCGACCATCGCCGACGTCGACGAGAAGCGGCTCGCGCAGGTCAAGGACGACAAGCGCATCCGCGTCCTGAGCGTCGAGCGTCCGAAGCGCGCGAAGGGCTGAGCGGTGGCCGCCTACGCGACGCGCACCGATCTCGCGGGCTGCGGCCTGAGGTCCGATCTGACGGCAGATCTGCCGACGGCGGACCTCGATGCAGCCCTCGAGAAGCGGTCACGCTTCGCCGACGGCTACCTCGCCAAGCGGTACGTCCTCCCTCTGGTCGCCTGGGGGGAGGACCTCACGCTCGCGGTCTGCCAGCTCGCCGCGTGGGACATTCTCACGGCGATCGTCGGTTTCAACCCTGACGACGCGGCCAACTCCAACTGGAAGGACAGGCGGGACGAGGCGCTCGCGTGGCTGAAGGACGTCGCCGCCAGCCGGGTCGATCCGGTTGGGATCGTCGACTCGTCGGCGACGGCCGAACGCGTAGGGCCGATCGCCTGGTCGAACCCGCCGCGCGGGTACTGATGCCTCGCCAGGACTTCGGCAAGCTCGCCCGCCTGATCAAGGCGGCCGCGCAGGTCGCCAAAGGCGTGGTCGGGCGCGATGCGCTCAAGGCCATGGCCAAGGTCACGATGGGCCTCGCCGTCGCAGGCGCCCAGCAGGGGAAGAACCCGGCTGGCCGCGCATGGAAGCCCCTCAAGAAGGGCGGCACGGCCCTCCGCATGATGGCCGGCTCGCTCTCGCTGCGCGTCGGGCTCACGCAGTTTCGCATCGTCTCGAGGTACCGATGGGCCGGCTTCCAGCAGCGCGGCGCGAAGGGCCGCCGGCGCTCCGGACCGCTGTCGCCCAAGGGCGTGCGATCGGCGTCGCTCGGGCTCTCGAGGTGGAAGCTGCCTGCCCGCGCGGTCCTGCCGAAGCGCGCGATCCCGAAGCCATGGAAGACGCCGGTCTACCAGGCAGCCGCTGATGCCTGGCGCAGGAACCTCACGCAGATCTGGACGCTCCTCGAGACGACCAGGAGCGTGCCGAGCGATCTCGGCGCGCGGCGGACGAATCAGAAGTCCCCGCGCTACTCCTGGGAGCCATCGACGATCACGCCCTCCGATCCGGGCGACGACTACGTCCAGGAGGCGCGTCGACTCCACGATCTCGGCATCGGCTTCGACGTCGTCTGCTTCGCCGAGACGATCGACGGTTGCCTGCAGATGGCGGCAGACCTGGTGACCGCCGTGCGCCAGGTGCTCCGCGGTGCCTCCTACACGCTCGGCGCCTTCGAATGGGCGGAAGGCTCGGGCGAGTCGAGCACCAAGGGCTGGGCGCTCATCGTCCCGCTCACGCTCCGGGTCGCCCTCCTCGAGAGCGACCTCGATCAACCGCCTGTAGCCCTCGCGCTCGTCACGAGCGTCCGCGTCGATGACTCGGGCGGTACCGACGGAGACGGCGAGCTCGTGCCCCCGAACCGCTGAGGAGTCCCACATGTCGAACGAGACCGAAACCGTTCCGGTCGAAGAGGCCGTGCGTGCCGAAGAGGCGCCGATCGACCCCGTCGCCGTCGCCGTCGATTCCGTCGCCGTCGAGCCCGAGCCCGAACCGGAGCGCTTGAACCTGCGCGCGTGGGGCGCGCTCAAGGGCGCCCCGGAGTGGCAGCTGCGCGCGGCGGAGACGTTCGCCGCCCTCAATGGCCTCGAGACGAGCTCGCTCACCGAAGAAGACTTCGACGCCGCGATGAAGCGCGTCGCCTGACCCCCGGAGCACCATGCCTTCCAACGCTCAAATCACCTTCAGCGAGGGCGGCCTCGGACTCTCAGGCGCCGCTGCCGCGGCGACGCCGATCGTCCTCGTGGGCGCGACGCCCCTCGGCACCGCGGGCAACATCTACCCGTACGGGAGCGCATCGCCGGGCCAGGTGATCTCCGACCTCGGAAGGTCGCCGGTCACCGAGCTCGCGGCCTCGATCCTCGCGACCCCGAACCACGTCCCGATCCTCATCGCCGCGGCCGCGTTCACCGCTGGCACGCAGTCGACCGTGGCGTCCGGCGGAACGAGCCCGCCGGCCATGACGCTCACCGGCAACGCGCTCGACGACGGCCAGCTCCGCGTCGAGATGCGCACCGGCGGTGCGCGCGGCACGGCGACCTTCCGCTACTGCACCGACTACGACGCGATCAAGGGCACGGGCACCTGGTCCGGGGACATCCTCACCGCGGCCACCTACGCGATGCCGAACACCGGCGTCACCCTGAACTTCCCGGTCGGCACCTACCAGACCGACAACTACTACACCGCGACGCTGAACGCGCCGACGATCAGCAACACGCAGGCGACCGACGCGATCGATGCAGCCACCGCGTCGGAGTACGCGTTCTCGCACGGCGTGGTGGTCGCGACGCCCGCCGACACCACCGCGATGGGCACGCTGTTCGCGGCCGTCTCGGCCAAGGCGGACGCCCTCGAGACGGCGCGGAAGTACACGAGCTGGATGGTCTCGGCCTCGCCGCCGGCCGGCTCCGACTCGACGTCGCTCTCGACCTGGCGGACCGCGCTCGTCACCGCCGCGGTGTCGCTGGCGCACAAGCGGATGATCATCGCCGCGGGGCGCTGCCGTCAGACGAGCGACGTCGACTCCCGATCGATGCTCCGCAGCGCGCTCTTTCCGCTGGCGGCGCGCATCGCGTCGACCGGACCGTCCGAGCACCTCGGGCGCGTGCGCAGCGGATCGCTCCGCAGCGTCACCTGGATCGAGCACAACGAGGACACGATCGGCGGCCTCGAGACGTCGCGCTACTCCACCCTGCGCACCATCACCGGCAAGCAGGGCTACTACGCCGCGACGCCGCAGACCTTCGCGGCGTCGGGCTCCGACTACGGACGCCTCACCAACCGGCGCGTCGCCGACCTCGGGGCCTCCGCCCTCTACGCCGGCCTCACCGACTACCTCAACGAGGAGATCGCGACCGCGCTCGGCACGGGCCGGATCCTCGAGAGCGTCGCCGCCGCCATCGACATCGACCTCACCTCTCAGGTCGCGGCCGCGATGGGCAAGCACGCGACCAGCGTCGCGGTGCGCGTCAGCCGCACGGCCGACATCCTCGCGACCGGCCAGTTCAACGGCGAGCTCCGGATCGTCCCGAAGGGCTACGCGACCGCCATCAACTTCAACATCGCCTTCGGCAAGTGATCGCCGAGAGCTGAGGATCCATGGCCAAGGCAATCATCAACGGGTACGAGTACTCCCACGCGAGCTACCGCGCGACGCTGTACGGCCTCCGCATCCCGATCAAGGCGTTCGGCGTCAAGCACGCCGTCGACCGCGAGGAGGTGCGCAACAACTCGCGCAAGCCCGACGCGTTCACCGCCGGCGATTGGAAGGGGGACGTGTCCCTCGAGGTCACCCGGTCGGTCTGGGACCAAGTCAAGGCGCACTGCTTCGCGTCGAGAGGCCGCGCGCCCCTCGACTGCCAGGGGGATTTCGTCCTCACCTACGGCGAGCGCGGCATGCCCTCGGGCACGATCCAGGTGAAGGTGGCGGGGCTCGGCGAGGCCGACGGATCGAGCTCCCAAGGCAACGCGGCGAGCACGGTGAAGCTCACGCCCAACGTCCTCGACATCCTCGAGAACGGCGTGTCGCTCATCTCGGCGGAGGAGGACTACTGATCATGAGCGGCAAGTCGGAAGCGGTGACGGTCGGCGGGATCTCGTACACGATCCGGCGGCCGAAGTACCAGGAGTGGCGGAAGTTCAAGGCCGGCGTCGCGAGCACCAACGCGAGCGGCGAGGGGCTTCCGACCATCGACGCCATCGAGGACCTCGCCAAGGCCTGCTGCACGTCGCACACCCCCGAGCAGCTCGACCAGCTCGTCGAGGACGAGCTCGGGCTCTTCGAGGAGCTCGCCGGCGTCGCCACGCGGCTGGCGGGAGCCGCGGAGGTCACCCGCGCCACGAAAAGCGGCTGACCGCTTCGAGGTGGCCAGGGCCGACCTGGCCGAAGCCGCCGAGTGCATCCTCGCGCTGTTCGGCGCCGACGGAGACAACGCCGACGCGATCGCCGGCGCTCTCCTCATCGCCCGCCACTTGATCGACCGAAAGGGCTGAAGCCGTGGACTCGCTGCAGTTCATCATGGACCTCAAGGACCGGCTCACCGGTCCTGCGTCCGCGATGGGCAAGAGCCTCTCGGGCCTCGAGGGGAAACTGCGCAGCGTCACCGGCAGCGCGCTCAACAAGGTCGACCAGGGCATCTCCAACACCGCCAGCCGGATCAAGGAGTTCGGCCGGAGCGGAGTCTCGTCGGCGGGCAAGGCGCTCGTCGGTTTCGGCGCCACCGCCGCGGCCTCTCTTGCGGCCGCCGGTGGCGCTGTTGGCGTGTTCGCGGTCAAGCACGCGACCGCCGCCGAGCAGACGCAGGGCGCCCTCCGCCGGCTCATCGGCGACAAGAAGCAGGCCGATGCCGCCCTCGCCGCCGCGAAGGGGCTCTCCAACCTCTTCGGATCCGATCCGCGTGAGGCCGAGTCGCAGCTCGCCAAGCTGGTGGGCAAGGGCTACGACCTCGCCACCGCGCTCAAGGTGATTCAGGGCGCGGCCGACCTCAAGGCGCTCGGAGCCGAGGGCGAGAAGCTCATCGAAGTCTTCGACGAGATCGCCGCCAAGGGGAAGATCGAGGGCGAGTCGGCCGCGCAGATCGCCAAGGCGGGTGTCGACCCGGTGCGCCTCCGCGCCGAACTGCTCGGCAAGCTGCAGAACGTCACCGGCAACGCCTCGAAGGACATCGAGAACGCCATCCAGAACGGCACGATCAAGGCGGCCGACCTGCAGGGCGCCGCGCTGCGTGTGATCACGCAGATGACCGGCAAGTCGCTCGGCGGCGCCGCCAAGGACGCAAGCCAGACGCTCGGCGGCCTGGTCGATCAGCTGAAGACGGTCCCCGATCGGCTCTTCGACGCGGCCAACACGAACGGCGCGATCGACCCGCTCAGGAAGAACCTCGCGTCGCTCGTCGGCGCGCTCAACCCGGACAGCACCACCGGCAAGCAGCTCGTCGCGGCGATCGGCCAGGTGTCTGGCGCGATCGGCAAGCTGCTCGGGCGCATCGCCCCCGAGGACATCGTCAAGGTCGTCTCCGCGCTTGGGGACGGACTCGGGTTCATCGCCGACGTTCTCGACGGCGCCGTCGGCGCGGTCTCGGGCTTCATCGACGAGTTCAAGATCGGCCTCACCGCCATCACCGGCCCGATGGGGAAGTTCGGCGGAGGCGCGATCACCCTGAGCGGTGTGATCTCCGCGCTCTCGACGACCCTCCGAGTCGCCGGCGCGGTCATCGGCGTGACGCTCGGCCTCATCGTCCAGGTCGCGAGCTGGATCGTTCAGGCCGTCAGCGGAATCGCGAGCGGCCTCTCGGGCTTCGTGACCTGGTGGGAGACGCTCTGGCGCAAGACGATCCCGAACGCGGTGCTCGACCTCGTCACGTGGTTCGGGGCCGCCTACGACAGCTTCAAGGCCTGGGGCGGGTCGATCGTCGACGGCCTCTGGCAGGGCATCAAGGACGCCTGGGCGGCGCTCAAGGGCGGCTGGAACAAGCTCCTCGAGGGCCTGCCTCAGGCAGTGCAGGACAAGCTCAAGATCGCCTCGCCCTCGAAGGTCATGATGCAGCTCGGCGGGTACACCGTCGCGGGCTTCACGAAGGGCATCAACGACAACGCGGGCAACGCTCAGTCGGCCCTGTCGGCCGCCGTCGCTCCGAGCATGGCGAAGTCGGTCTCGAGCTCCACGACGAAGGTGGGCGGCAACACCTACCAGATCAACATCCATGCGAACGGCTCGGACGCGCGCAGCATCGCCGATGAGGTCCGGAAGGTCCTCCGCGAGGAGCTCGGCGCCGTCGCCGTCGAGATCGGCGCGGTGGCCGCCTGATGCCCAAGTTCCCCTACGCCAGTCCCCAGAGCTGGCAGGTGCAGATCGGCAAGATCTTCGTCCCGACCGACCTGTGCGCCGTCACGATCAGCGGCCTGAAGACCGCCGTGAAGCTCGACAAGCAGGGCGGGCCTGGTCGCAACGGCGCGACGATCCGAGTGCTCGGCGAGGAGCTCGCGAGCTTCGCCATCGACCTGGCGGCCTGGTCGCAGGCCGGCTTCGACGTGCTCTTCGACGTGTGTCGGCTGGCGCGCGAGCAGCTCGGGCAGCCGCTCACGGTCTACCATCCGTTGCTCACCGACGGCGCCGGCGTCAGCCGCATGATCGTCGAGTCCGTCGACTGGCCCGATGGCAAGATCCAGCGAGGGCAGCTCTTCGCGAAGCTCACCTGCACCCAATGGGCGCCGCCGCCCAAGAAGCCGAAAAACGTCGCGACGACGCCGATGTTCGTCGCCAAGACGCCTGACCTCGCGACCGAGAGCGGGGCGATCAAGCTCCCGCCCCTCCCGGGCAAGCCCCCTGGGCCCTCGGCGACCAAACCGAAGCCCTGATGGCCCTGGTCTACTGCCGGAATACCGCGGGGGTCGTCCTCGAGGCCTACGCGGCGACGATCGTGCGCCCCCTCTCGGGCGTCTGGCAGGCCGAGCTCGACGTCGACTCGTCGGCCGAGATCACCGGCCCCGTCACGATCGTCGTCGCCGACGGCGCCCTCTCCCTCGAGGGAACCGTCGGCCCCAGCGGCAAGTTCGCTGAGCGCGCGCGCATGCGGGTGATCGGCGGCGCCGGCGGCCTCTCGAGAAGCCTACCGGCCAAGGGCTACGCCCGCTGCCCCCTCCGCGCGCCGATCTCCGACGTCCTCGCCAGCGCCGGCGAGAAGCTCGCCACCTCCTCCGATCAGGCCGTGCTGGACACCCTGCTGCCCCGGTGGAGCAGGCTGGAGGGCCCGGCAAGTCAGGCGCTCGAGATGCTCGTCGCGCGCGCGCCTGGCGCGCTCTGGCGCGTAACCGCTTCGGGCGCCGTGTGGGTCGGCGTGAACGCCTGGCCGACCATCCAGCTCGACCACGTGGTCACCGACGACGACCCGGCGCGCAAGGTGATGGAGATCGCCGCCGACGATCCGACCCTGACCGCCGGCGTCGTCCTCGACGGGCGCCAGGTCAGGCACGTCGTCCACCGATACGAGCAGGGCAGCGTTCGGAGCGAGGTCTGGTACTCGTGAGCACCCTTCGAGAGATCGTCACGTCGATCGTCGAGGCCGTGATCGGACCGCGCATCGACTACAGCCGCAGCTACCTCGCGCGCGTCGTCCATCAGGCAGCAGACGACACCCTCGAGGTGGAGCCCGAGACGAAGAAGATCCCGGGCTTGACGAAGGTGCCGATCTTCTTCGGCCTGCCCGGGGTCTCGGCCAAGGTGCGGAAGGGCGCGCGCGTCGTTCTCGGGTTCCTCGGAGGCGATCCGACGCTCCCCTATGCCACCGTCTGGGAATCCGCCTCCGTGCTCGAGGTGGTGATCGATGCCGAGGTCGTGAAGCTCGCCGCCGGGTCGCGAAACGTCGCTCGAGAGGGCGATCCGGTGGCCGTCTTCATCACGCCGGTCCAGGCCGCGGCGATCGTGAGCTCGGGCACCTGCACGGTGTCCGGGTACATCCTGCAGGGCGGACCCAGGGTGAAGGCGCCATGAGCGTGACCCTCGTCGGCACCAAGACGGTGGGCCAGGTCTGCCTGAGCATCGCTCTCGCGCTGCCCGCACTGTCGGGCTCCCTCTCCGATCTCCTCGCCCGCATCGCGAACCTCGAGGCGCAGGTCACGGCCAACGTCGCGCTCATCGCGACGCCGCCCGATCCGACCGCCCTGGCCGCCGCGATCGCCGCGGCCGCCACGGCTGCCGTGAGCCAGATCGCCGCGATCCTGGCCTCGATCCCCGGCCCGCTGCTCGAGGCGAACGCCTCGCTCTCGGCCGACGTCGTTGCCCTCCTCAGCCTCAAGGGGCTGCTCGAGACGGTGGTGGCGACGTTCACCACGGCGGGATCGGTCGGCGGGGTTCACGTCTGGTCGATCGACTCCACCGCCGCCGACGTTCCTGCCGAGCTCTCGGCCGCGCTCACGACCATCCCGGGCAGCCCTCCCGCGACCGCGCGGGTGCAGGGCGTGGTGCTCCTCGCCGACTCGCCGGCCGCCTTCGCGGCGCTCTCCTCCGTCCTCCTCACCGGCTGATCATGTCCCTCGGAACCGACGTTCGCTCGCTCTGGGGCGCCGGGGCGACGTGCGACCTCGATCCGACCTTCGGCGTGATCATCGGGGTGCTCGCGGTGGCGCACGCCGTCGCCAGGCGGTTCGTCACGCCGAACGGCTCGCTCGGATGGGACGGCGACGCCGGGCACGACATCCGCGACTACCTCAACGACGACCTCGACACCTCGCAGCTCTCCGCGATCGCGGCCCGCGTCCGTCTCGAGGCCTTGAAGGACGAGCGCGTCGAGACGGCGAAGGCGCAGGCCTCGCTCACCAACGGCGTCCTGCTGATCACCCTCGCGTGCACGACGGGCGAAGGCCCCTTCGAGCTCGTCCTCGCCGCGTCGAAGCTGACCGTCGACCTCCTCTCCATCCGGTAGCCCATGGTCACCTTTGCCGATCTGATCAAGCCGCTCGACCGCGCGGTCATCGTGACGCGCATCCTGTCGGTGCTCGCGGTCGCAGGCTTCCCGGTCACGGCCTGGTCGTCGACGAGCATCCCGCGAATCCTCATCGAGGCCTTCGCAGAGGTCCTCGTCGAGCTCTCGCTCGTGATCGTGGCGATCGCCAAGATGGCGACGCTGTGGACCGCGGAGGGCGATGGACTGACGCTGCACGCCGCCGACGCGTACGACGAGACGCGGAAGCTGGCGACGGTGACCAAAGGAACACGGACGCTCGTCGAGTCGGCGGGCACCCCGCGCACCTGGTCGGCCGACGAGCTCGTGATCGTCGCCGCGAGCGATCCGACGCTCATCTACCGCAACACCGCGCCGGTCACCCTGGCGGCCTTCGGGTCGCAGCCGGTGGAGTTCTACGCGGAGAGCCCGGGCGCGAAGTACGTCGTAGACGCGTCCGAGGTGGCCGAGCTCGCAACGCCGGTCCCCGGCGTGGCGATCGCAGCGACCACCGGCACCGGCTGGATCACGCAGGAGGGTACCGACGAGGAGGCGGACCTCGCGCTCCAGACCAGGTGCGCCGTGAAGTGGGGCAGCCTCGCCGCGGCCGGACCGGACGCCGCTTATCGCTTCTGGGCCCTCAAGAGCGACACCTCGATCACCAAGGTGCGCGTCCAGGAGGATCCCTATGCGGTCGCGGGAACGCCGTCGGTGCGTGTCTACCTCGCCTCAGCCGCTGGCGTTCCGACGGGCGCCGCAGTGACCGCGGCAAACGCGTACATCCAGGCGCGCCGGCCGCTCGGCACGCTCGTGTCGGTGGAGGCCGCGATCGCTGCCCCGCTCGACCTCCGTGGCATGGTCTACGTGAAGACCGCCTATCGCGCGGCTGCTCAGACTGCGGTGCCGGCTGCACTCCACGAGTTCTTCGCCGGCGTAGACATCGGCGAGGGAGTCTCGATCAGCCAGCTGATCGAGGTGGTGATGGCCGTCGAAGGCGTCACCAACTTCGTTCCAAAGAACCCCGCGGGTGCCAACCTCGTTCCGGGCACGGACGATCTCAGCCCCGCTCTCAACGCGATCCCGATGCTCGTGAGCGCCGGGCTCCTCGACTGGACGAACGTCTGATGGCCCGGTTCCGCGATTGGGCCGTCGAGCAGGGAATCATCCCCGCGCCGATCGATGGCAACTGGGGCCGCCGATGGCAGCAGGCGATCGGCCTGCTCGGCGATGGGTTCGCCGAAGGTGCACAGCAGGCCACGCGCGCGCGATGGATCGCGACCTGTCCGGACGATGCGCTCGCGTACCACGGCAAGGCCCGTGACTGGGAGCAGGCGCCCGGAGAGACGGCAGCGGAGTACCGCGCGCGCCTGCTCGAGACCTGGCACCTCGCCGAGTGGGCGGGCACGGCCACCGGCATCATCGACGCGCTGGCGACGCTCGGGCTCACGAACGTCGATGTGCTCGAGGCGTTCACCCCCGGATGGGGACGCCACAAGAGCGCCGGCGTCATCGTCCCCGAGCGCGCGCGATGGGTGAACGTGATCGTGCGGCATCCCCACCCGTTCGGCACGGACTTCAACTTCCGCTACGGCGACGGCACCACCTACGGCTCCGGCAAGATCTACGGGCCGAACGGGGACCCTCGATGGTTCCCGCTCCTGCGCAAGCTCGTGCTCAAGCAGAAGTCCAAGCACTCGATCGTCGAGTGGGTCGCGATCGTGCTCGCCGGCGACGTCCTCCACGCCAACGCGGCGACCGACGGCAACCCGAACGGCTCCTCCGCGCGCGTCGCCTATCTCCCGATCTCCCTCTGAACGAGGCCTTGCCAATGCCCACGCCCCTCACGGCCGCTCCGACCTGGTCGACGGTGGTGCCGACGCCGGATGACACCGAAGGCGCCACCGGCGCCGGGCTCGACGGATTCGCCCAGCCGCTCCTGAACCGCACGCAGTACCTGTACGAGCAGATCTTCACGCTCGGCGTTCCGCGCGTCCGAAACGTGCCCAACATCGCCACGCTCAAGGCGACGACGGGCATGGCGCACACCGACGTGCGCGCCGTCGTTGGGTACGGCCTCTACGTGTACGACTCCGGCTCGTCGGCGACCGAGGAGCTGCCGTGGATCGTCCAGCCGACCACGGGCGGAGGACGCTGGCTCGCGGGATCGCTCCAGCCGTTCCAGACGCGGCACGTCGCGTACCGCTCCCTCTCCAACGCGCTGCTCCACACCGGATCGGCGCCGTCTGCCGTCTGGACGACGCCGGGCGGGCTCGCGCTCACCCTGCCCGCGAGCGTGCAGGCCACCGACATCATCGAGGTGGCGGCGAGCGTGGAGCTCAAGTCGGCGGGGGCGGGCTCGGTGTCCGTCTGCATCGGCTTCGCCGGCGGCTCGGGCCCACAGACCTGGGACGACTCGATTCGCACGGTCACTTCAACGACCCGGACGCGCGTCGAGCTCCTCACCACCCGCGACGCTTCCGGCCTCGCCGGTGGCGTGCTCGTGCCGTTGCAGGTCTCCATCTACGTGAAGCCCAACGGCTCCGACGACGCGCTCCTCTACGGCCCCGGAACGTTCCGCGTCCGGGTGACGAGGCCCTGACATGAGCTGGCTCGACACGCTCTTCCGCATCGGCGGCGCTACCGCCGTCGCGATCACCGGCAACAAGACCCTCGACAAGGATCTCGTCCTCTCCGCGCGGCTGCTCGTCCTCCAGGGCACGCTGACCGGGATCGCGACGCTCACCGTGCCGCTCGTCGCCGGGCTCGACCTGGTCGTCGTCAACCAGACGACCGGTGGCTTCCCCGTCGTGGTGAAGGGCCCTTCCGGCGGAGGCATCGTCGTGTCGCCTGGGGCGGCGCGCTCGATGATCTGCACCGGCACCGACTACTCGTCGATCGAGACTCCGATGCGCGAGTCGGCCGACGGCATCGGGCGCGCAGGCATCGTTGGCGAGTTCTCGATTCCGAGCGCGGTAGGTGGCGTGGGCGAGACCCTCGCCCTCATCAACGTCGCTCCGCTCGTCGGCAGCGTGCCCGCGACGATCATGCTCGAGATGGACGTCGTCTGCCTCATCGACGACGCGAGCCAGTCGTACGCCTCCAAGGTGATGCGCGGCTTCCGGTGGAGTGGCTCCGCGCTCACCCCGATCAACACCGCTTACGCGCTCTTCGAGAACGACGACACCGGCTCGGTCTCGGCGGGCATCACCAACACCGCCACGCAGTTCAAGCTGATCGTCTCGGGCAGCGCCGAGTACCGGTGGTTCGCGTCGGTTCGCGCCACCGTCGTGAAGTACCTCCCCTGAGGAGGCGAGGAGAGACCGATGCGCTTCATGATGATCTACCGGGCCGTTCGCCAGATCCTGAGCGACGGCGCCGACATCGCGCTGCAGTCGAACCAGCGCGGCGATCTGGCCGTGCAGGAGCAGTACGTCCCCGACTACGAGGCCTGAGGACGCGATGCCGGAAATCCCCTCCAACCCGATCCCCTCGCTCCGAGCGTTCCTCGGCCAGATCGCGCTGACCAAGACGACGGCTCGCACGACGAACCGCAGCCTGTACAAGCTGCAGGGCGGACTCGTGCAGAACGATCTCGACGTGCGCGAGGTCGTCAACGGAGCAGTCGACGCCCTCGACGCTCTCGACGTCGGCACGCAGACCTCAGTCGACCAGCGGGGACGCGCCGGTTTCGTCGAGGTCCTCACGCAGGACGGCACCGGCGGGACCGAGACGATCCAGACCTACAGCTACAGCGGCACGGCGGTCTGCGACTCGTACGAGGTCGATGTCTCAATGCTCACCGACGATGGCCAGGACGGGCTGATCGGAAAGTACGTGCTCGGCGTCATCTGGTCGGGGACGACGCTCACGGCAATCGGCGCGTCGACGTCGATCTTCGAGCACCCGTCGGCGGGAGCGACAACGGCGGCCTTCGCACTCGTCGTGGTCGGGTCGACCGTCGAGTTGCAGTTCACCGGCGTGACCGACTGGCGATGGTGCGTGGCCGTGCGACGCACGCGGATGCGGTTCTGAGGACAGGAGCAAACACATGAGCTTCGCAGATTTCGGAGGATGGCAGACGCTGCGCACGCTGTCGTCGCAGACGGCAGAGGGAACGAGCGCGCCGTCGCTCAGCGCAGCATTCGTGCAGTTGGCGCTTACGCCGATGCCGCGCGTCGAGATCCGTGTGCGCAGCGCGTCGCTCGCGAACTCCCCGACGTCGGTGACGCTCTCGGTCTGGCGCAAGTCAGGCGGCGCGGTCGACAAGCTCGGGACCTTCACGATCGCCAGCAGCGACATCGCGACGCCGATCCCGCAAATGTTCGAACTCTACGACCCGCTCGTCTACGTGCAGGTCGAGTCGTTCGTGGGCGGCAGCTCGCCCACCATCACCGCGACCGTCGAGGCTCGCGCGGTCTTCGGAGGCTGATCATGGCAAGCAACTCTCGACTTCGTTCGCGACTCGTCGATGACGTGCTCGGACTCCCCGATGCGCTCGACGCGCAGGCCGTCGTTGCTCGTCGCGCCGTCTCGTCGCTCGTCCCCTGCGAGCCCGATGACGTCGCGTGGCGCGTCAGCAACCCCGCGGCCGCTCCGAGCGTGCGCAAGGTCACGGCCGACGACGGGTCCGGCTACCACGATCTGGCGTGGATCAACGCCGACCTCGTCGCGCCGCCCAGCGGCTACATCGAGCGCCCCTTCACGGTCCCCAGCGGCGTCACCGCTGTCACGCTCTCGTGCGATCTCAAGCTGCCCGGCGGCGGCACGCCGAACCCGGTGCTGCTCCAGATCCTCGACTCGTTCGGGGTGACGGTCGTCGGGTCGCAGTCGGTCACGCCCTCGGGCTCGCTCGTGCGCGCGTCGACCAACGG